TTTCCCCAAACTTAGTGGCTGTATAAGCCTTAGAAATAGTTCTAGTAACTGGAGTAGCTAAAGTCTCTATATGCATATTCTGAGAATCTGTTTTATCTAATCCATTTACAGGCTTTTCTGTCCAAGTCTCATCTAGAGTGACTCCAAGTCTCAGAGCCTTCATCTCAGCAGCAGATATACTAGGAATTATAGTGACTTTATTGCTTACCACTGAGCTGTCTCCTTAGTAGCTTCTGCAGTTATCCCATTAGTTGCGGTATAACTTGTTATTACTGTTCTACTCGAAGTAGCTGTATTAAGTAGTCTATAAGACCCGTTTCTAATAGCCTCTAAAGTATTGTAAAACACCTTGTGAGTTACAGTTCTTGGAACTATTACATTATTATCTGCATAGGCTACTCTAGTTTTACTTAATACAAAACTAACTTCTTCTAAAACATACTGCACGCATAGACTTTTTAGTATTAAGAGATCGTCAGCATTAGTGACTGGAACAACATAATTCTCTGCTACCGCTGAATAAACTAAAACCGTAGATTGATCTATCCAGCCTTCAACACTCGCCTTACTAGGTTTCGTACTAGAAGACAGTGTCATTGCTGGAAAGTAAATATCTATATCAGTTGTAGCACATAATTTAGTGTAAGTCATTAATAACCATCTCCCTGTGTAATCACAGTAGCTGAAACAGATATTTTAGTACTGAAAATACTAGCTGTTCTAGCTCTAATAAAAGTATATGGTGCTGTAATATTAACATTATGTGTCTTAACAGCGGTTGATGCGGCAACTGTAGTAGAATTGATTGTCACATAAGCTCCTGTTGATGTAGCTGTTGTAGTACCTTCAATTACAACTACTAAGGTAGAAGTTGTAGTTCCTACTGCTACAGAAACATTAGACTGTTCAGTTCTAGCGTAAGCCAAAGCTGTTCCAGTTCTAACGCCTGCTGTTGAACCTGCTGCCACTGTTAATAGCGTATGTTGTTTAAACATCTTTACCATCGTAAACTCCTTTCCTATTTATTATATGCTGGCCCTTTTCTAACATAGCCATACATATTATTCTTTGTTCTTCCTGCGTACATTAAATAAGAAGGGACCATGACTTGAATGCCTTTACCATATAAGAAAGGAATCCAGAAATTAACACATTCGGTTTGTTCTGAATACTCACTATCATCAGGTGAACACCAAATCTCAATCCCATAAATATTTAAAGTATCTATCTTTTGAAAACCTAATTCTTCTTGAGCAGCAGCATAAGCTAGAATATGAGCTATTGAACTAGTGAAAAAAGTCCCTGGAATTAATGATGTGGTAACATCCTTAGGAAAAGGATTCATTTTGCGAACTTCTTTCCCCTCTTTATCCATAAGAGTTTCTTCAAAAGAACCTATAATCTCAGTATTTTTAGCATTTCGTAGATACTCAATATAATCGTCTTGAGGAATTCCGTCACATTTACATTCACCTAGCATAGCCTGAAAACCATCCATAATGAATAATTTATCAAGAGTGTGCCCATATGCCCATGAATGATTAATACCCCATAATTCACCATAAGGAGGTATTGCTAAACCAGAAGGGGCTCTACCTATAAGATTTACAACTCTTAAGCCTTTTCTCGCATCTGCATTAGCCTCTATTACTCCAGGTACTTTATAAGGGTGTATAAAAGGAGTTGTTGTTTCTTCAACTGCTTTTTTTTCATCTTGTTCATTTAGTATTGCCATTATTAGATCTCCTCAATGACGTTAGTTTTTAATAATATTTCATAGTCAGCATCTGAACCTATAAACTCGTTGCCAATAGTCATGCCTTTTATATTTTTGACAATTTTATATCTAGGTCCTGCTGTTTTAATAGGAGTAGAAACTACTTCCTCTTTTTTAACTACTTCAGCAACTTCACTTGCTTTAACTACTTCAGCTTCTGGATTCTCGTTTTTACTCTCTTTTAAGAGTGTTTCGAGTTCTATTCTAGAAGCTCCGACAGGAAAAGCAACTGCTTTAGCAGTTAATTTGGCTTTTAGTTCATCTATACTTATTTTTGCCATAATAAACCTCTCCTTATGCAACTACAGTATGTATATAGTATGCAGCAGTATCATCAAGAATAACATCATCGTATTCTTCTTCAACTCTTACAAACTTAGAATACTTAGGATCTTCATTGTCATAAGTATCTACTTCTGGCTCGTCTAATACAAAGCTATAACCTAAAGATTTTTGGAATTCTTCTGGCTGTGGATTTGGATTAACATAAGCTAACAAGAATCCTTTACCCCATACTTCTGCTAAAGAAGATGTAGCACCTTTAATAGCTGATTCATACTGAACGTTTCCGACCAATATTCTATCAAGACCAAAAGCCTTTGCTACTTCTGCTTCAGTTAAAGATCTTACAGGAACAGTACCATCAGGTAATACTCCATTAGTCTTTTTAATCTGTGGGTGATCTTGAATTATTTCAAAAACTTCCACACCCATAACACCGGTATTTGCTTTCATGTGTGAATAGGTTCTTACTGAAGTTTTACCTGTTCTTACATCACCAATTGGATCAGAGTTTACAAAGTCACTCCAACGATTAGCTCCTGTTAAAGTAGTGTTCTTTGTTATATTAGAAGTACTAAATAAAGCTGAAGCAAGAGCGTATTCCTTACCAATGTTTACTGCTGTTTTTAGCATCTTTGTATACATGATCTCAGCGTCACGCATACCTGTTCTCCAGTCAGCATTACTAAATTTCTGGCCATCATCTTTAGTGACCATAATCTTTAGTGAATGTTTCATGGTGTGCCAAGCATCAGCTTTTGATAGTTGAACATTTATTTCAGGAGACTTAGATCTTCCGATTATAATATCATGGTAAATCTTCAAAAATTCTTGTGAAGTGGTACCTGAATTAATAACCTGACCATCTTTAGATCCTACTTTAATCTTTGGTAATATGCTGTCATGAATAAAATTTGACTCTTGAGGCATATATCCACGATAAAGGTTTGTTAGTACGTTATCTGGTAGTATTGCAATATTATTACCCATTTTTTAAATCCTTTCTTATGTTGAACCACCGATAACGGTTTGAACAACAATGATATCTCCAGCCGTAGTAGCTACGTCTTTTGCTTTAGCATAATACAAAATACCTGTACTTAGCAAAGCTCTTCCTGCAGTTGAACAAGAAAGGGTTTTTCCTATAGCCACTGCTCCTGTAGCAACAACTAAATAAGAATCGCCTGTTCCAAGTACTGCACATTCTGCTTCTTCTCCAGCAGCAGGAGCGTTTTGTAGAATAAAAACATTATATCCTTTAACATTCTGTGCTTTAGCAGCAACAGTAACTTCATTTACAGCATTTTGATATACAAAGTGATACTGTTTTGTAGCCAAAGAAGCTGTTGCCAAAAAAGTAACTGTTTGGCATGGGTTTTGTAGTGGTAGTGATGGTATAGCCATTATTTATCTCCTTTCTTTAAATTAGCTCTAATATCCATTAGGGCTTTTTCATAACTTACATTATGTTCTTTTGCATAAGCTTTAATTGTAGCATCTTCTTGCTCTACTACAGATAACTCTTCTTTTTCTGCAGATATACTAGAAGAACCTGTTTGGTCAAACTTAGCTATTAAAGGCATTTTTAGTGATAACGCTTTAGAAGATTCATATCCTAGAGCTTCAAAGGCTACTCTATTAACTTCATTAGTTGCTTGAGTGGCTTTGCCTTCTAGAATTAAATCATCTAGTAAACGATCAATATTTGCCTTTTCTTGGCTAGCTTTTAGGTCATTTAAAGCTTTTTCAGCTACTTGTTTAGCGTCGACAGATATTTTTAAGGCGTTTTCTAATTCACCAAGCTTGTTTGAAGAAGCTAGTAAGTTTTCTACGTCAATATTAAAATTATCTTTCAAAGCTAAAATCATTTCTTCCTTATTCATAATCTTTTCTCCTTTCTTTATATTTTCCAAAGAAATATCTTTGGTGATAGAAGCCTTTTGGCTATTATCACGTTTTAAATTTTGTGCAACTTTATCCATAATTATGGAGTTATACATAATTGTACCATATGTTCCGTCTTTTGCACTTCCATGAAAGCTATTAACAAAAGATTTAACCTCATTAGTAAAAACAGCATCATCTTCTGCTGGTTCTTCTAAGATTTCATCAGCAATCCCTAATTTAACAGCCTCTTTAGCAGATAAAAAAGTATCTTTTAACATAAGTTTTGATAATTTAGTTTTATCTTGATTAGAATTAGTAGCTAATATATCTATTAATCTTTCATTTATAGCTTTAATTTCTAACATGGATTCTTCGATTTCCGAGACTTTACCCCATGTAAACGTAGAAACTTCATGTATCATAGCTCTGGAATTCTCACCTATGTACCTCTTAGCTCCTGCAGAAAGTAACACGGCACCGCAAGAATCTGCTTCACCTAAACAAATTGTATTTACAGGTGACTTTATACTTTTTAACGTATCAAGAATTGCAAATAATGAGAATACTTCGCCTCCATACGAGTTAATAATGATATTAATCTCTTCGTTATTTAAAGAATCTAGCTTTAAAATTTTATCTATTAGTTCCTGAGAACTTTCCTGATTAAAATCCTTAAATAAAAAAACTGTTCTACCTATATTAAAATCAGATAAACTTTTACTCATTATCGCTCTCCTTAATTCTTGTATTCTGTATCTGAGACTTTAGTCCTCGAATATTATTATAAAAAGATAGAAAATTCTCTTCCCCTTTGAAAAACTTATCTACCTCAGGCTGAATTTCCATAGGATAATAAAAAATTCCCTTGCTTCCTTGCCTACTTACCTCTAAAGGAAATCCTTTAGTCTTTAAATATGCCGCACATGCTAAATCTCTGGTATAAAACTTCTTGTTCATTTAACTCTCCTCTGTTGCTGGTTCTTCTGGAGTATCCTGTTTATCAGGGTTCTCCAAGTCTTGTTGGTCCTGATCTGCTTTATAATCAGGGGTGCTATTAATATCTCGTATACTATCTTCATCAATTGCCGGTAAATTCAGGTCTTCTCTAATTCGAGCCTCTAATCTATCATCTGGCTGGATTACTTTGGAGGTTACATAACCTCTAAGTACTTCCATAGTAGCTCTAGCATCGTTTCTAGCTATGCCTGTTACAGACATTTTAAGTTTTTTATTAGGAACCCCATAATTTAATACATAATATTGATGCGCAAGCTCGTCTAAACCAGTTGCTATATACTCAGCTATAAAAAGTAAGCTATTAAGGAACATTTCCATTTGCCCCTCATTCTGAGCATTACCTCCGGACTTCTGGGTCCCTATAGCTAAGAAACCAGCTAAAATACTGTCTAAAATACCCATATCCTCTCTTTTTATCGAGGTATCTACAGCTTCAGAGTTATATTCGCCTTTTTCTATAATAAACCCCTTATCCTTGAGTCTATCATCTAATATTACATAGGCATCTTCGTGCGAAGTATAGGCTTCTCCAACAGCTCGTACATCTGCTAACTCATTTTCATTACTCATCATGGACTTAGGTAAGAAGAATATCGGAGTACCAACTGACATCTTCTCAAGGCCTATCATATCTAGCCTTAAATAAAGATCTTTCCTAACATAATTACCGTATGCTGCTCTAAGAATAGAAATACCCTCAAAATTATCCCCTTCTTGCTCATTAACAAAAAGAAGTAGCTCATCTCCATCTATCCAAATATCCGCTAAATTCTCACCTGTCGTTACTTTTTGGTGGATTTTTAATACCTTACCATTCTTGATCTTCCACTCATCTATAGTATTCTGTTTGAGAAACCCGAGGTTCTTTAGAGTAATTACTTTACCTAGCTCTGGATCATCAATTATATGGGAATATGGCTCAAAGACTGAGAAACCCATAGTCACGAAACTCAGAATCTCGTGTAACATGTTTCCCCATTTCTGAGTAGGCCATTCTTTTAAACATTTATTTTTAAAATAAGCTTGTTTTACTTGTTCTTCGTCGTTGTCATCTTCTGCAGAATATCTAAAAGTACCTGACTTTATAGGATTCATAAGTACATTCAGTGTTCTCTTGATCTGATAGTCACTACGCCTCATTTTATCGTACATAGCGTAGGAATTAACTGGTTTATTTAAAGTAGTTAGATAGTCCTCATAAATACGTCCAGACTGGATATTTAAACCAGAATTACTGGTCCTATTATCTACTAAATTGATTTTCTCTTGCTTATCGTCCATTTTTTAATACTCCATTGAGTATACATGTGTTTTAGCTTCGGATCTCGAAGTTAGTTTCCTCATTACTTCTACAATACCTGTTCTTCCTGTTGCTCTACTAGGAAACACTAACTTACCCCCTAATAGCATATTCCTAACATAATTACCTATAATAACTGCTTCTGCTGTATCCGGGGATCCCCCTGCCTCTTTTTTAAAGGTCTTCTTATCTGGTATCTTAATATAACTGTCTTCTACAAAATACTTTAACGATAATGTCTGTCTCTGTAGTTCTGCATCATCACATACTTCAAGTCTCCCTGACTCGATGTCTTTCCTATATAACCAGTGTGCCTGCGCTCGTCTATTCTTAAATACAAAATGTGCCATTCCCTCAGGCGGCGTAAGGTCTTTAGTCTCCGAGGACTTGAAAACCTCTATAAATACTTTATCTTCAGCACATAAGTCAATTAATGATGCTCCGAGACCTATACCATCAGCAGCTACGTGATTCTGAGGTATCTTGTACTGTCTCATTTTTTCTAAGAGAATATCCCTTAGAGGATTACATTTATCAAACTTATATCTCTCAATCCACAAAACCCTAGTGTCGTCTAAAAAAGCTAGTGCACTATGGTCATTACCTTCTCTTGCCACGTCGACTCCTATATATTTAGGAATCCCTATCTGCTTGTCAAACGTCCTCTTCTGCTCTTTATACCAAGTAAAAGGTATTAATTGATTCGGATCTCCTCCGTATTCCCAATTCCCTTTAACATACCTCTGGTACTCAGCTTCTGGTAAATACTCTAAACTATCTAAAAACGCCTTAGTGTTGAATGGGTTATCCCCAGGCAACGCTTGCTGAAAGTAAAAAGGAGCTTCTAATTTACCTTCAACCCATGGATCATAGAATTTACTCTTGACCCAGTTATTATCAGGGTTACATGTTAATAAAATAAATGGAGGTATGTCATATTCATCATTTCTCCATCTACCAACCCTTGTTATCAATGTACTAAAGGCTTTCTCATCACACTCATTAGCCTCTTCAATATCTGCCCCTGTTACTTCGAGACCTCGAAGCTTATTAAGCTCCGGATCGTTTGCTATATCAGCTTCTACAAATAGTATCTCTGAGCCGTTCTTATAAAGCGATGTAAACTCAGATTTATTAAATACCGCTCTATTAACATCCCCATTCATCTCGAGCACTTTCCTATAAGAAGGGAGCGTATTCCGTCTTATAGTGCTGAGCGTCTTACGTACTATTACATAACGGGTACCTGGATATTGTTGTGCCATCTCATCCATAAACCCTAGAGTTACAATCGTCTTACCTCCAGCGACTCCGCCACCATAAAGTAAGAAATTATATTTCCGAGATACTATAGCGTCTACATATTTCCTTTGTGTTTCGCTTAAAGGCATCGAGACTCCGTTAATCTATTATGTTAAGTTACATAATTTACTGCTTATTTCTATTTATCAAAAAGCCTACTTGTAACGTTTACAGTGCCTGTATGCTCTACTACATCATGCGACAATTCTAATACTTTAATTAGATCCCTCAAAGCGGTTTGCTTGTCATATAGAGTAAAGTGTACATTCTTATTCCCATATTTATCCCAGGTAACTTTTATATCTTTAACACAAGCCAGAGCTTTCCTATCTAATTTCTTCCAGTCTTCCCAACTCATTTCTTCGCCATCGAATTGTCCGAAATCTGAAATACTACTATAAGCAATGTTTTTGAGTTCCTCCATTACTTGTAGTTTATCTATATCACTTTCCTTGAGGATCTCAGAGACCCTTTTCTTGATGTATTCAGCGTTTCTAGCTATTAGGTCCTCAATGTCTGGCTTTGAGAGGCCTCGTTGCTTCGCTATTTCACTAATAGGGTTTTTAACACAGGAGATCACCAATGCTAAATACTCATTGATTATCGGGTACTCAAGGATTTCAGGTTTTATGTCTTCTACCATAATTCAATTATACCACGAGGTAAAAATGGCTAATCCTAAATACGTACCTATTGTTTATGTTTTGTTTTCGGAAAGTCTAAAATGATTTTTATTTTTTTACGGAACATTGGTTTTCAGTTTTTATTTTTTTACGGAACATTGGTTTTCAGTTTTTATTTTTTTTCGGTTTTCGGAATCTCTGTGCCTCTGGGTCTCAGGTTCGGAATGATGGTAACTGCGAGATTTCGAGAAACAAAAGCTCATAATCTCAAAATTACAAAAGCCAAAAGGCCTCAAAGCCTCCTGGGCTTAGATGTCAAAGTATATTGACTGTTATTGAATAGGTTGTCTATTCCTTCCTCAATAGACCATGCGGCGGCTAATGCCTAGTATACACCTGGGCCCGATCTTAACTGATCACCTTACCGATAAGCGCTGGAATGACTATGCAATAGACTGCATAGGAATCTTACCAAATATCTAATATATAGAGGCTTAGAGACTCAATACCTTAATGGCTATATGCCATAACTAGAGTATAAGCATAGTTATATATTAGATATTATGATGTGTGCATGTTGTATACATGTAGCAATGTTATGCACATATCTTTTAATTGACCTGTTATAAGGGCTTAGAGACGTTTGTTAATGCAAAGAGTCTCTTTATATTAACAAACGCCTGTTTGTGCGTTGTAGGGCATGCAGGAAAGGAATTAGGCATGGTTAGACTAGTAAGCCTTAGTATTATGATTGCGATTGCAATTTCAATACTAATTATGTATAGAGGCCTCTAAGGTTTCTAAAACTCAAAACGACCCTCAAGAGTTATTACTATAATTATAATTATATATGTAGTATATCTTGAGGGTACTGAAAAGGAAAAAATCATGGAAAATATAACAGTAGGCGACTATCTAAATTGGAGTGAAAGTGGAAGTCGAGACCTCGTTGACTCGAAAATGTTAAGTATTTTTAACCTCTATAGGTTCGGTAGACGGTATAATGGATAAATGGGATTCGAGGTCTCAATTTCTATAATTAAA